ACGTCATCGACTTCTACCAACCACACCCAGCGCAATTCGCTAGTCTGCAAATCGAGCAATGCCCCCCTTGTGGGCTGTTCCCAGACCCGTGTGAGCGTGAAAGAGTCGAGGAAATCGTGAATCAAGCCATCGCCCGACAGTCCCACCACTGCTCGAGGCACTCATCGCGTCGCTGCTCACGCGACCACGGTGAACACAAACAAGAGGAGCCTTGTCTCCCTCCTCACCCACTTCCCCTCTTGTCGTGTCGAACGGAGTTCCCACCATTTCCCGATGCACTCATGCCAGTGTCACCGGACTTGCGATCGGCAGCTCCTCACGATTGAGACTATGCTTTAAGAAGCACCCAGACGTGACTCTGGATGACCCGTGAACCTTCACGGACTACACTTTAGGAAGTGCACGTTACAATTTCTAGTATAGTTGAAAAAACAAAAACAAAGAAAAATTGCAAAAATTGAACCCAAAGAAAAATTAGGTAGTAAATAATTAAAGCAAACGTAACACAGCACACACTCATGTTGGAGTACGAAACCACGGACGTCACCCCGTGGTTTTTCTACGAATGCGACCGCCGACTTCTCCTGGTTTCGACCAGGATTAGACGTGCCGGTCGTGGGCAAGCGACGAACGCCTCCACCGTTTTTACGGTGGTAATGCGCTGCTCAATCATTCAGACACTGGCCCTGTTTGAAATGGTCTCTCGTAGGTTGGTAATGAGAAAAGGAAAGGTGTGGGGCGTGAAAACCCTGCTTTACCAGTGAAATGGACACGTTGGGCACAGATATGTTTGATATACTGTGCTCCGCGTAGACTTATACTTCCAGTTAATTGCATGCGTAAACCGACAAGGTCAAAAAGACCCCTAAGGGGGGGAGGATGTGCCGAGATCCTCCCCATGACAGCTCCTATTTCACCACATTCGTGTTCGTGTAGGGAGTCGCGTGTAGTTGTGGCGTGTTCGTAGTTTACCACCCTGAGGTGGTCCTTGCCTCGCCGGGGCTCTCAATCAAACACCCGTACACATCCTTCAAGCATGAGTGTGTTCCGGCCATCCCATGGGGTCTGCAAGCTGTACAGACCGCCATGGGCGTTTTCAAAGGGACGTTACCTGGCGAACCCCCTAGCTACGATGAAGAAACTCAAGCCGAAGAAGAACGGTGGGGTCGTTCCCCACCACACCATTACGCCCGGATTCAGTGCCGCGCAAAAGCTCTCGGCGGGACCAAGTCCCGCCACCCCTTCTTCGGTTGGACCCAGTCCACCACCACCTTCACCACCCGTTGCTAAGCAATGGACCTTTCGGGCAGAAAAGGTCGACCGTTGCGCCGATGATGTGTTGTGCCAGAAACAAATGCACGCACACGTCGCACCTGAGGAGGCTAAAGCTGGCCCCAAGAAGAAGCCGCTCGATGGAGCAGCTAAGCGGCTCGCACAGAAGACTCCTGTGCCGCTCTTGCTGTACCTGGGCTGCCGAAAACCGGCCAGCGAATGTGGTGAGCACTACCACCCTCCTAAGAAAGAAAAAGATGCCAAACTACACCTCGACCCCATCGACCCTGCGCTTATCGCCGCACAGTGGAAACAACGGGACGAACACGAGATGCAACGCCTTCATCACATAGCTTTGCACCCCGATCGCGAAAGCGGTTGGGAGAAAGATGAAGGCGCCGCGGCTTCGAGCTCGCTCACCGTCAAATTCGACTGCAACGCACAGCACACATTCTTTGATGCTGCGTCAGACGACGATGACTTCGCCATGCCCATCAGGCCTACGGCGGTCGCCACAAGTTTCCCAACAGATGTTTCGGGAGGCTCCGCGAAGGTCGGGGAGGTGCGAAAAGACGACGATGAAAAGGCTTACATTGTGTGGGAGGATCCCGCCGATGGAGCCGTCATTGCCGCCAACGTTGAGGATGGATCCAACGTTGTTCCCGCCAAACAAGCGGATGAGCCCTCACCGGCCAAAGACCAAGTCGACGTTCAAGTCGCCGCTGCGGTGGGGGACCCTGACCCCGCAGTTGCTTCACCCGTTCTGGTGAAGAGTCCCGTGTGTGACGAGTGTTTGTATCGCGTGGGCCCCGGAAACGGGCCATGTGATCACCTCGAACCGTCAGTCAAGGACGGTATTGCTG